TTGTTAACTGCGGTATCGACGAGCACCACTGTTTTACCAGCTGGGACGTTAACGTCTTTCGGGCCAGCGGGGGCTGGGGGAGGAGCCAATGGAGCGGGAGGAGGAGTAGGAGGAGTTGCCATAAGAGTAAATTAGTCGGTGTAGAGGAAGCCGTTGGAGCACCAATGCCAATTTCCGTAGGAGTCCTTAAAAGCGATGTAGGTGTAATTAGAGGAATTGTTCGTAAAGGTGGACGCTTGAAAAACGCCGGGAGAAGGGTTGGAGTCGAATGGGTAAAAGTTCACTGCATCTTGCGTGACCCCAATGTTTCCACCGTTGAGGACGGTTAAAGAAATCATTCCGCTTCCGACATTGAACGTCCAAGTGTTCACACCATCAAAAGATACAAGACTGACAGCCAAGGCAGATGCGACGCCTGCGGTATTAGCACCACTAGCCGCCGTGGTCTGGACGCTACCATCTGAGAAAGTCACCGAACCGCCATCGCCATTAGTCAGTGTAAGATTTTGGCAATTCACTTGCCCAGCGGAGGAGTTGAAATTGCAATCCGTTAGATTGTAGCCACCGCCGTTCAAATCACCGCCGAGGGTGAGAGCACCTGTCATCGCTCCACCAGACAAAGGTAAGAACGTGTTTGCAGGAAAAGCAGTTGTCTGCGTGGTCGAGTCGGGGAAAATAATGCCACCAGCAGTGACGCTCGTCGTATTCGTTCCGTCCGTGACCGACACTGTGCTATTCACCGTCCCGCCGTTGAAAACCGTTGGAGCAGTCGTCATTATGCTACTATCACTAAACGTGATCCCGTAGCTTGAAACGGTAAGGCCACCCGTAAGAGTACCACCAGCTAAAAGCAAATAATTTGCGAATTCATTCTGCAAATCTGTTTGCGTGCTGATATCACCAGAAATGCTTCCCCAGGTTGCGCTACCACCACCACCGGTAAGAATTGCCCAGGCCGCATTTTGGCGAACATATTGATAACCATCTACCGGGGCTTCTCCTACCTTAGTAGCCAGGAGGCCATCAACGCTTTCCTTGGAATAAATATTTAATGCCATTTTAGTAAACGATTAGCTGAGTCCAGTACCCATTTTGCTGAATGTAGTAATTACCATTATTCGGAGCAAGGGGAACATAGGTGCTCGCGGCCGTGGCCGAAAGCAAATAGGGCGATAACGCAGCGCTGGTAATGTATCCAGCTGGGTTCGTCGTGGAGTATTTACCATTTAAAGCTGTTTGGAGATCTGTTTGGTTACTAATTAAACCTGTTATATTTCCCCAAGCCACCGTCGATGTGCCAGCGTTTACCCATTGGGTATTATAATTTGTGCCGTCGATTTTAGCTAGGACCTGGCCAGCTGTCCCACCCGTCGGCACGCCAGGACCAGCAGGGCCCGTACTTCCAGTAGGTCCAGGAATCCCTTGCGTCCCTTGAGGGCCTGTTTCGAGCTGGAAGTTAAAAACTGCGGCCGATGAAGTACCCGAATTATTTACAGTAGGGGGGGTGCCATAAGGTACAGCGCTTACCGTACCGATAGCGATAGTAGCAGCTTCACCAGGTAGGCCACGCGGACCTGGCAGGCCAGTAGTTACCGTTACGGTAGCTGGTGATGGCGTTGACGCGGCCAGGTTAGCGGCCGTCAGTAATGTAATATTCAGCGCCATTTAGTTGTAAATGCTGCCAGATAAAAAACTCCCGGTAACGCTGGGCAGGATAAAGAATTGAATGCTTTGGGTCAGGAACGTGCTACCAGCTCCGTAAGTAAACATAATATCCCAATAAGCTGGCCCCACTACCCAATTCATCGTGCTGGTAGGGAAAATTACCGTAAACGTGGTGGGGCTGGTAATTGTAACGATTAAAGGATAATAGTTATAACCTGCATCGCGAATAGCTGACGTAATCACTACGCCAGTTAGATCCACAGGACCACCTTCATCCTGGGTATAAACGCAGCTGGCCCCAAAGCTGGTACCCTGTTTGAATTGAATTGGGGGAGGGCTAACGGCCATAAAAACGCGTTATAGTCAAAATTATAGGTTAGGCGTAATTGCAACCGATGGCAGAAGGCCACCACCTGTAAACTTATCGCTACCCGACCAGGGATTTTCAAATGCCACTTCTTGATTTTCAAAATCTGGGGTGGTTAGCCAATTAGGTAAATTATCCACCAGGGTATCTGGGCTATAAAAGAAAACCCCACCGTGGATTAAATTATTAGGTAATGTTACCGGGCCTTCCAAATATTGATAAACGTCCCATTTTTTACTTTCTGCATTATATTTAACTTGGGCAATCAATACGCGCTGGCAGTTATATTGGGCGATGTACGGTGAGGCCTGGGCGGTTTGAAATTTGTTAATGGCATCGCCTGCGAACATTCCACCGTTAACAGGGTCCACGCTACCAGGTACTATGATAGAAATCTGGGTAATGTTTCCGTAAATATCGTAATAAACCTGTTTATCGGTGCCTTCATTCCAGGGCGTGCTGGCAATATCACCAGCAGATCCAGCTGCGATTACCGAAATTAAAGGCGTGCTGGCGAACGTACCACCACGCGAAATGCCATAAGCATTACGAATAATGTAAACGTTGTAGGTATCAGCTCCGTACGTCGATGACGTGCTACCATCTGTGCCAACATTATAGGTTGTGCTGGCAGCTCCTGGCGTTGGGGTATCACCGCTAAGAGTGTCATTCGTCGTACCCGTGGCCGTACCCGAATCGGCCGTGGTGGTAGCTGAATCGCCTGAGCCCAGCGTTACCGTATTAGTTACCCCACCGATTACCGTGGTGACCGTGGCCGAATCACCGGAGCCCAGGGTATAGCTTTGGGTATCTCCAGCGCTCAACGTCGCGAGCACGTTAGCTAGCGAGCTAGGACCCATCTGCGACGATGAAACCCCAGATGGGGTAATTAAATTAGTATTTGTACCCGTAGATCCACCAGAAGGGTTTAAATTATAGGATGTGGTAGCAGTGTTACCTGGCCCCATATTGTAATCCGCGGTACCGTTGCCTAGGGTATAGCTGTGCGTTACCGAATCGCCTGGAGCTGAAAGGGTATAGGGGACCGTACTACCACCCAAAACATAGTGGCCGTTTACAATACCCGATGTGCCGGCCAGGAATTGCGTGGTACCACTAGGCGATGACAAACTATAAGAGGCAGAACCTCCTGTGCCCAGGAACATCGTGCTACTGCCATTATTCGTAATAGGTCCTGACATATTAAGGGGGTGTGGCTAGCTTGATATAACCACCTAGGCCAATGTAGGGTGAGCTTGAATCTGTACCAATGGTATAAGCGCTGGTAGGCCAAACACCATAACTCTGGGTGGTATATTCAATAGTTTCGTTTAAATTCTGAATGATGATGGTACCGATGACCACCTGGATAGCTGAAAAGGTGGTTTCACCATTGTTAATGGTGTTAACGAAAACATCGTGTTGAAGAAATTGCGTGGTGCTCTCTGGCATCGGTTCATTAGTGGTAATGATAGATCCACCAGGTAAAAAACTTACATTGGTCCCAGCACCGATGTAAGGCATAGGTAGCGAGCTTTGGACCGATTGCGTAAGTTCGTTAAGCTGTTTAGCCAGGATTGGCTGGCCAGCTCCAAAGCGCGAATTAAACCTACTACCCGTTCCGTTAAATCCTAAATCATCCATTAGTCGGGGAAAATTGGTGTGGTCATTGTCGGGTAAATATCTGGGTCCCAGGGGAATTCGCCAGAAATCATAATATCGTAAACCACCTTAATCGCAGCTGGCTGGTTAACGTTCCCGATGCATTCCGCGTTGGCCGTGGTTAAAAGGCAATATGCACCCGAAAGAGCACCCACTAAACTGTTAGGGGTAATTAGCGTGGTTTGGTCAGGATCGTGCAAACGCCATCCGACGTGGTTGGTCATTAAAGCTGCTTTATCCAAATGGTCCGGCCCTAAGAAAATAGTACCGCGAACGGTCCACATCGGTTTAAGATATTGACGCACCCCAGCTTTCTTATTGGCGGCCGTGGCCACGTTGGAAACGCCAAACCCATTAAACGCCCAATAATTACTGCTAGAATTCTTAGTGAACATCGCGTTATTGTACCGCGTGCCTTCGGCCGTCCCAGCTAATGGCGTAGCTGAATCAAATCCTGTATCCCCACCGTTAAGCTGGAGATAAGTAAAATTCGGATGGGTTTCAATAGGTTGCGCGGAGGTATTAGCCACGCCCGTACATTGGGCATTACTGTACCCTTCTGCAGCATAGACTCCCATATAATCTATGGTTAGCGTCGCGATGTTGGCTTTATCAAAAGTAATATCCCATTTGTAAGCTATCATCGAAAACCCTAAAGATTCTGGGTAAACCATTACCGATGAATCCCGGCTTTTAATTTTATTTTGAATGTCAATAATGTTCGACATTTGCGACGGGCCACCGTTAATGCGCCAAATGGTTTGAGCTTGGGCCATCCCAAAGGGATCATAATGAATTCCACCAGATGGCTGGCGTAATCCTAAATCAGTTAATGCATTTCCGTAATTAGTACTCATTTGGCTAAATCTACAGGTTCGTTAGATGTGGCAGATAAATTTGGGGTTTTGTTATCAATTGATTTTAACGATTCGGCCTGCTGTTGATTCACATCTAAAATCTGTGCCTGCGTATCATACGTGGCCTGGTAAACGCTGCCAATGTCACCACCGCCAATGGCCTGCAGTGATGACGCAATTACTTGGGGTGCTTTACTGTTATTTTTTTCTAAAGTATCTGCGAAATTAGCGCTAACTTCATCGGTGGCGTTTTCATTACGTTCCGCGATTTCATTAACAATATCATTATAAATCTTTTCCGCAGCTTGTGGGCCCATTACACCAGAAACAGGGGAAGTTAACGCAGCATAATATGAACCACCTTCTGCAAACATCTTATTTGCATAATCTAAAATTTCATCGTTTTTCATTCCCATTTTTTTACCCGTACGAAGGAATTCGTTAGTGAGCTGCTGCTGTTGCTCTGTGGTAATACCTTCCAATCCGTACCGTTCCAGGCCTTGTTTTTCTAAACTTTTATCCAGGGCATTTGAAAATTCTTCCTTAATGGCAAATTCACCCAGGCCTGCAGCCAGCTCGCGCATTAATTCATCCCAGGCACGACCAGCTGCACGTGCGGCCTTTTCAGCTGCCACCCCAGCCCTAATTTCTTCATCGGTAAAAATTTTAGCATTCTCGGCCAGCTCCTTCATATGTTCTGAACCCATTTGAAGTACCGGGATTAAATCAGCTCCAGATTTACCGAAAATCTTCATAATGGTTTCGGTATATTGCGTGGCATCACCAGATTTCTTTATGGCATCTGATAAACTATAAACCACATCTATAGCTTTAACTTGCTTTGCGCTATTTTCATCCGTAGCCAAACCTAAGGCACGTAAGATATTTAAATTAGCGGCCGAACCCTGGGAAGCTTCATTTAAAAACTTATTTGTCTTAACCAGGGCCATCCCAATTTGCTCAATACCTACCCCAGATTCTTTACCAGCTTTACCCAGGGTTTGTAAATCCGATGATGATGCACCCGTTTTCTTCATCGTGTTTTGCAGATCCATAAAGTACTGACCTGCTTCCCGAATCCCGGAATATATGTTACTGACGATAGTAGTAACTGCAAAGGCACCCAGGAACATCTTAGTGGCCTTATTCGCTGCGTCACCAAAGCTATTAGCCATCGCCATCCCGGCCTGTTCAGCTGCGGCCGATGCGCCTTTACTGAGCCCGGAGAAGTCACCACCAAATTTTACTTTTACATCTGAATCTGCCATTTTAATTTCGGTTTAGGTTATTGTTTTTATTTTGAGATTCAGCGGCCTTGTAATCCTCCATAGCTTGCCATTCCTGCTCTGAAACTACATCTATCTTCGCACCATTAGCTTTACAATGGGCAATATGCAGCCAAACAGCTTCGGCTTCTGGCATTGTCCAAGCTTCTTCTAAACTGCACCCATTACGCGTTAGGCCTGCGATAATGGATAAATGCCAGGGGATTCCACAATCACTGCTTTTGCTATCCTTTTCCCAGAAACGTGGCCATAGCGCCTGGGCATTAAAATAGTTAATCAGCTTTATAGCTTCGCGTAAAAAAACAGCAGGCCTATGGTTATATAAAGCTAGTAAATAGCTTTCTTTTAGCGTTGGTCCTCCACGCGTGCTTTCCATATCATACGTGCTTAATACCCGTACCGCAAACAGTAGATCCTGGGGCGTAAGGTTAAGCTTAATATTTAGGACAGGGCTATTTACAGCTTCCAGGGCAACGCGGTGACGTAGGCAGAATGGTAAAAGAGTTTTACCGCAAACCTTGACGGTAGGCGGTAAAATTGTTGCGGCCTTTATCCACCTATTTTCCATCGGTGGGTTAATCCCTTTAGGGATTACGTGCTAATACCTTGGTATTTCTTCGCCTTGATCTGAATTTTACGGAAACCATTATTAGTACCAGCATCATCAGTTGAAATGATAATGTAGCTAATACCGTTATAAGTAATCGTCGATGCAGGCAAGGGAATCGAGGATGTGGGTTTAAGCACGCCAGTTAACGTAATTTCGTCGCGCTGGTCATCTAAACGCAAGGTGGCTACCACCCCGGTGCTGTCCATTACTTCGGCCTGGATTACATCGGTTTTGCTAATGTCATCCGATTGCAACGTAATAAAACCATTAGTAGAAGTTGCGTCATAAACGCCCCAAACCTGGGCGGTTCCGTAAGTAGTGGGTGTGGCCATAGCTTATAAAAACGCGTTTGTGTCAAAATGGATTACTGAGGTGGGTAAACGGCCACTAAACTGTATTGGATAACGTTACCCCATCGACGGTCAGCTACCCCTTCATCATCCGAAATTACCTGGCTAAAATATAATGTACCTTGCTGCCATAAGCTCTGCATCGTCGCAAAATCCTCCATAATGGCCTGGGTGGCCTCCACGCGTGCGCGATGCTGTGCCAGGGTAGAATCATCAGCTGACGAATAGACGTAAATGCGTACCGTAATGGCAAAATTTCCATTAGGGGTGCCACCTAGATCTGGGTGGGCTTGGGCAGATTCCGCGTGGATAATAATGATAGGTAGGGACCGGATGGCATCGGTTTGACCTGCCACCAGCTCCACGCTGGGAAGCATCGACGCGTTGGCCTGGAACAAAGCTAATAGCGATTGCTCAGTAATGGTACGAATTCCGTATAACGTAGTCATAAATTAAAATAGGATGCGGTATTGGTAGCTTTCCAAATAACCACAGAATTTTTATTCATATAATTGGCCATCTGGGCACGCATTTTTAAAGCACGCTGGTTAATGGCTGCCTTGGTCCAGGATTCATTACCCAGCTTATTACCGATAACATTACCCACCGTAATTTCTGGGGTTTGCTTTTGTTGGGATTTATCGATGGCGATAGCGTTACCAGCTGCATTTTTATTTTTGGCCCAGGCTGGTACCGTAATTTTTGCACCGATCCTTTGAGCTGCAAACCAGTAAGCAGATTTAAGCAGGCCTACATCCTTTTGCTTAAATTTAATGTATTTATTTAATTCATCTTCATCTTGGACAATAGCGAAAGAATGCTCAGCTTCCTTCGCGGA